CCGCAGCTAAAGCCCTCGTCGAACTGAAAATCGACATCGAGTCCATCATGGGCTCCGACAACGACAGCCAAGTTCAATCCGGCTTGAACCCCTACAAAACCCGTGGCATCGGTAGTTGGGTAAGCTCGGCGGCGCAAGGTGACACAGCCACAGCAGTGGATGTCAACTTCCGCACCCCTGCCGCGTCGATCAACACCACTGCCACTGCTTCTCTCACCGAGAACAATGTCATTGATGTCTTGGAGAGCATCTTCAAGGTCCGCCGCGCTCGTCGCAACTACGACCTCGTTTGCGGCACCAGCCTCAAGCGTGCGTTCACCAACTTCATCCGCACCACAGCGGGCTCGACGAATGTCATGTCCTCCGTGCGCACCTTCAACAGCAATGTTTCCGACAAGAAAATCGTGAACACCATCGACATCTACGAAGGCGACTTCGGTGTGCTCTCGCTGCATGTCTCGACCTACCTCGCTCATGGCGCGGCAGCCGCCGTCTCGGCAGCCCGTGGCTATGTCCTCGACATGGACCTCGTGTCCATCGGGTTCAATCGCAAACCAAGAATGGAAGAGCTTGAAGACCGTGGCGGTGGACGCCGTGGCTTCTGCGACGCCATCTTCGGCGTAGCGGTCAGCAACCCGCAGGTTCTCGGCAAATTTGCCGCAACGACCTAATTCCGCCCCCCAGCCCTTGCCGGTGGCCCCTCGTCTCGGGACAGGCCACCGGCAACCGGGCTCCCCTTTTTGACAATGGACGAACTCAAAGAAGCCCTCAGCGACCTCCCCGGCGACCTCGCCGAAGGAGCGAAATCGGAACTCTTCGAGCAGTGGAACTCCCGCGCCGTGCAGGCCGACGCCCGCCAGCACGCCATCGCCGCCGACCACGCCAAGCAAGACCTCCGCTCCATCGAGGGCGTGGGCGCTTTGACCCTCTCCGTTGATCCCCAAATTTATCACTTCTGGAATTGGAAAGTCCCCGGCTGCTGGCGCGACTCCGATTTCATTGCGTGGTTCAAACGCAACTTCCCACAATGCGTCGTCAAATGCGGCGGCACCGGGAAGTTCGCCATCCTCATGCCCGGCCTACGAACAGCATGACTGAATCCGACGAGCCAGACCGCGACACGAAATACTGGATCGGCCAGCTCACCGAAGCCGCCACCGATGGCGGCTGGTTCTCCTCCGTCCGCTCGCGGAACTACGACACCCGCATGGCCCTGTGGGACGGCCAATCCTCCGATGGCCGCAAGTGGGCCAGCAACTACGGCAAAAATGTTTTCCCCTGGGAAGGCTCCGCCGACAGCCGCATCCGCCTCGCCGATCTCGTCTGCAACCGCGAGGCCCAGCTTTGCCTCACCGCCACCTTTGCCGCCCGCTTGCAAATGATGCCGGTCGAATCCTCCGACGCCCTCTCCCGCACCGCCGCCGAAGCCGTGCTGAAGTGGATGCTCTTCACCCACTGCGCCTCCGACCTCCGGCGCGAACTCGAACTCGCCCTCAACATCCGCGCCACCTACGGCATCGCCATCATGGGCGTGTTCTGGAAAACGACGACACGCATCGAGGAAAAATCCGTCAGCCTCGAAGACCTCATCGTCATGGCCCAAGAGCAGGGCGACCCCGCCTCGCCGCTCGCCATGCTCATCGGCGCGATCCTCGATCCCCTCCAAGAAGAAATCGCCATCGAGCTCGCCGAGCAATTCGCCCCCGGCACCGGCACCGCCGCCAATGTCCGCAAGCTCCGCGAAGGCGGCACCGTCGAATACACCGAGCCCTACATCTTTGAGAGCAAGCCCGAGTGGACCGCCCTCGAACCTTTTAACGACATCATTTTCCCCACCGCCACCTACGACCTGCAACGCGCCCCCTGGATCGCCCGCCGCGAGATGGTGACTTGCGAGGAGCTGGAAGAGCGCACCGTCACCGAAGGCTACCCCTACGAATTTTACGAGAAGGCCGAGAACTACAAAGGCACCAGCCTTTGGCCGATCTACGCCCACCAGAACACCAACCGCCGCGACTCCATCCTCTGGCAAGACCACCGCGACCTGGTGGAAATCTGGCATGTCTATTCCAAGGAAACCGACGAGAAGACCGGAGCCACAAAAATCATGTGCCGGGTCATGCACCCGAATGTGGACATCTTCGCCAAAGAAGAAATCTCCCCCTACTCGCACGGCGAATATCCTTTCATCGAACTCCCCCGCGAGCGCGTCACCCGCTGCCTCATCGAAGCCCGAGGCATCCCCGAGATCGTCAGCACCATGCAGGCGGAAATCAAAACCCAGCGCGACTATCGCACCGACCGCGCCGGAATCGCCATACTTCCCCCAATGCGCGTGCCTGCCAATCGGGGCAAGCTCGACATCATCCTTGGCCCCGCCGTGCAAATCCCCGAGCGCCGCCCCAACGAAATCGGCTGGATGCAACCGCCGCCCTTCGACCAGGGAACCATCGAGATCGAACGCGCCGTCCGCCGCGATGTGAATGAATACTTCGGCATGGCAGGCGAGGGGGTTGATCCCAACTATGTCGCCCTCGTCCAGCAGCACACGGTGGACCGCTGGCTCCGCGATTTTAAGGGCATCATCACGCAGACCTACCAGCTCATGCAGCAATACATGCTGCCCGTCCAAATCCTCCGCGTCTCTGGTGGACAAGCTCTCCCGTTCCAAGCCGACCGCGAAAGCATCCAAGGCAAGTTCGACCTCATCATTGATTGGGACGCCCGCAACCTCGATGCCGAAGCCCTCGGCGCGAAGCTCGACTACATTTCCAAAGCCATCGTGCCGATGGATACCGCCGGAGTCATCGACCGCGCCGGGCTCATCAAATTCATCATGAGCGCCGTCGATCCCGTTCTTGCCGAAATGCTCGTCCGCGACCCCGGCCCCGCCGCCGCCATGGAAGCCAACGAAGAACAACTCGCCTTCACGAAAATCGCCGCAGGCACCGAGCCCGAACTTCCCGCCGAAGGGCAAAACCACCAACTCCGCGCCCAAGTCCTCCAAGGCATCATCCAGGCCAACCCCGCCCTCCAGCAGCGCATCCAGCAGGACGAGATTTTCCGCAACATGATCGAAGCCCGCATGAAGGGCTTCAACTTCCAACTCCAGCAACAGCAAAACGCCCAGATCGGCCGCCAAGGCACCCTGCCCGCCTTGCAACAAGGAGGCCCGCAGTGAAATCCATCCCCTACAAAAAAGTCCGCGACGGCGTGATCTCCCGCATGGGCATCGACCCCGACCAGCCGCTCATGGCTTCGCAGGCCACGGCGCTCGCGGAGTATCTCACCACCGCTGCCGCGACGGCTTGGACATTCTTCGATTGGCCCGAGGTTTATTTGACCGAGGCCCGCACGCCGGTGGGCGAGGGCTACGCGCCGGGGCTTTATACCTACGAGAGCGATTATGTCGGCACGACCTCCTACATCGGCCGCGCCTTGCAGGGATCGCAATTTGCGGACCCTGTGTGGCGCATCAAGCGCGTCACCACGACCGCAGCGGGCGATCTGCTGAATATCGACACCGCCGTGGATGTGGCATGGAACGACCGCACGACCGCGACCTACATCGAGACGAGCACGAATGCGCCTGCGGAGGAGTTCATCCCCTACATCCCGCTGCTCGCTCCAGGCCAGAAGGCCATCGGCAATGTGCTGAAGGTTTATGACATCAAGCCTGACGAGGGCCGCGTCACGAAATCCCTTTCCTTCGTCGTCACCGAAGACCGCATCCTCATCACCGATACGGACTACATCTCCGGCCAAGTCTGGGTGGAGTTCTCACTGCCGCAGCCCCGCTTCACAGCGACCGCTTTCAACTCCTCCACCGCCTATGCAGCGGGCGATCTCGTTTACTACAACACCACCGGCGATTGCTACGAAGCCCTCGCCGACACCACCGGCAATCTCCCGACCAATGAGGAGTTCTGGCTGCGCCATCGCATCCCGGCATTCCTCGCTGATTACCTTAAGTTTTACGCACTCGCCGAGACGCTCAGTGAGGACGGCCAGATGGACAAAGCCAACTACCAGTTCGCCCGCGCCGAAGGCATACTCCTCCGCAAAATGGACGACGCCTGGCTGCGCAAAGGCGAGGTCCGCCGCTACTCCGCTTCGTTCCAATAATCACCCCTTGACACCCTTCACCATAATTAAATTAACGACATGAGTAACCCCACCATTCAGATCGCCGCTCGCAACACCGCTGGCATTGTCCAGCCCGTCCAAGCCACACCAGATGGGGCTCTGCGGGTGAGCACAGGTTTTCCGACTCCCGCTTATACGAAGTATGAAAATGTTCGTTTCGCCGCCCCCGCGACGAACAACACAAGCTATGTCGAGTTCACCTTCAATGGCACCTCGGTAGCCCGAATCGTGAATACCTATTTCGGAGCCAATCCCCCCACGGCCGACAACGCGGAGATCCGCAGCGTCGAGATTAAATTCCCGCCCTACGCGTAAATGTCGCAGGTTTTCTTCAACCCATTTTCCGGCGCAGCGCAGAATATCGCTCTGCCCCAGCTCGACTCAGCGGGCCAGATCAGTGGCTCAATGATCCCCGACGATTTCGACGATGTGCAGAGGTTCCCGACCCTCGCCGACTTTCCTTCTGTGGGCGTCGTAGCCCGCATCTATTTTTCCGCCGACAACAATGTCCCACACCGTTGGGACCCCGACACACTTTCCTACATACCCATCGTCGCCGATTCGGACGGCGGTGAGTTTTAGGACTAACCCCGCAGAACAACCCCAATACCCCTAAAACATCATGGCAAATATCAGAATCAAACGCCGCTTGACCGGCGCAGCAGGAGCCCCCGCAAGTCTTCTTTCGGGCGAGCCAGCATACAACGCCGTAGACGGCGTTCTCTACCTTGGAACCGGCTCATCGGTGGTGCCAGTGGGCGGAAGCCACTACGCGACCGCAGCAGCCCTCGCTACCGAGACCAGCAACCGCACATCGGCAATCTCCTCGGAGAACTCCCGTGCCGTTGCAGCCGAGCAAGCCCTCGGCACACGCATCGACAATGTCCTCAGCAATGTGGACGGCGCAGCCCTCGACTCCCTCACGGAAGTTGTCTCGGCCTTCCAGAGCGCAGACAGCACTCTGAATGGTGCTATCACCAGCCTCTCTAACAGCGCCTCCTCGGCCCTCACAGCCGAAGTCAACCGCGCCACCGCAGCCGAAGGCGTCATCGCCGCCAATCTCGCCACCGAGATCAGCGACCGCGCATCAGCGATCACGACCGTCCAGTCGAACATCAACACCGTTGCAGGCAATCTCTCCACAGAGACCTCCGCTCGCACCAGTGCTGATTCCACATTGACCTCGAACCTCTCGAGCGAAATCTCGCGTGCGACCGCCGCTGAAGGCGTCATCGCCGCTAACCTCGCCACCGAGATCACGGATCGTGCCTCAGCAGTGACCGCAGTGACCAACTCGCTCAACAGCGAGATTTCCCGCGCCACAGCAGCCGAAAATTCTCTCGATTCGCGTTTGGACGCCATCGAAGCCGAAATCGACGGCGGCAGCTTCTGATAGCTCCCCTCCCTCCCCACAGCGGCGGTGCGGTTCCAACCCGCCCGCCGCTCCACGGGGCCCCTGCTTAAAACTTAATCCTTAAAACTTAAAACTTCCCAAATGGCCACGGTCATACAGCTCCTACGCACCACGGTTCCCGGCCGAGTCCCCACCGCCGCGCAAGTGGCCCAGGGGAGCCTTGCCATCAACTTGGCCGACCGCCGCCTTTTCAGCAAAGACCACAACAACGAAGTTTTTAGAATAGCCCGCCCCCGCGACCCCAGCGACTACCTGTCTCTCAGCGCGACCGACGGCACCACCCTCTACATCGGCCGACTCGCCTGGGACGACTACCCCGCCACCGGTCCCGCCGAAGACGCCGAAGAGTGGACCATTTACAAAATCACCACCAATGCCGCAGGCGATGTCGTCTCAGAGCAATCCGCAACCGGCGCGTGGTCGAACAAAACCAATCTCCAATTTTCTTAACCCAAAAATCCAAACACCATGAACGCTACCAACCCAATCGAAATCGACGGCAAACAATACCCGAAACTCTCGCTCAATTTGGCCATAACGGGCCGGTATCTGGGCGATGGCGCTTCAGACGCGCAGGTCGCTATGCGCCTCGTCCCGACCCGCATCGAGAACGGTCAAGTCGAAACCGCAGACGAAGCCGCCATCGGCATCCTGCGAGGTAGCTTCTCCGAGATCGCAGACCCCGCCGAGCAAACCGCCGTCGCCGCGATTCAAACCGCTCTACAAACCCTAATCAGCACGAAAGGACTCTAAGCCATGGCACTCATCGTATCTGCCGCAACCGGCAATTTTAATGCAGGCGCGACATGGGTTGGTGGCGTTGTGCCTACGGTTGGCGACGAGGCGCGTGCCTCGACGGGTCACACTATCACTATCAGCGCAAATGCAACTTGTGACGAAGTTTCAAACGCAGGCACAGGCACATTTATTTTAGCGAGCGGAATAACACTCA